TAAAGCTAATTTAAAATTCTGTGAAGAGTCTCTAGCTAAGATTTCTTAGACTTTTTAGCTGATTTAGATTTAGATTTTTTCTTTTCAGATTTTTCTAGCTTATAAGCTTCTACGGCATTTGCACTGGTGCGACTTCTCCAAGCAAAACCGCATTCAGTGCAAGTCACTACTTTAGCTGTAGTCCATCTACCGCCACCATCAAGCTGTTCTACAGAAGTTTCTAGCTTTGAGGGGCGAGCTGTACAGTATGGACAATTAGGAAATCTGCGTCGTCTTGTTTCTTCGCCGTTGTAAGATACTGAAAGAGCTCTACGGATATCAACCTCATCTTTACCACCCCATATACCCCATATTTGACGGTGCTCTAAGGCCCATTGCAAACATTGAGACCTAACTGGACAGGTAAAACACATGTTTTTTGCTGAATATTTTTCATTAAAGTCTTTAGAGAAAAACCAGTTTAAAGCGTATCTATTACTTGGTTTGGCACATGTTGCATTTTCTTGCCAGTTTAGGTTATCAGCGGGTTTCCACACATGACTATAGTAGACTATAGACTATTAAAATATAGGATTAGACACGATTATGTCAATATATTTAATTATTTGATTATATCTCTATCCAAGTTGTAGGAAGTATAGAATCTACAAAGTCTCCATATTCAGTTTCTCCATGTTCATCGCAAACCGAATACTCTTGATCATCATCTACAAATCCAGCCCATCCATAGCAAGGAGCGCTTTTTTCTATCATGGCAAAACCATCTCCAAGAGATATAGCTACTCCATCTCTTTGCAAAGCCGAGGCTAAAGCTCTTCTAACAAGATCATTTTCTAGATCAATATGTTCAAAAGTATAATAAACAACAGAAGAATCTACTTTGTTTTCATATCCAAGACCCTGCCACTCTTCCCAGAGCGATTCACCTGGTCTTTGGTCTTTCATTAACTATTCCTGATCTTCCTCTGGTGGGTTAATGTTTAGTTCAAAATCTGGGCTAGGTTTATTTGTAAAATAAACTTCACTAGTTAATTTTAATTCATAAATTCCAGCTACAGTGACTGCGCCACACATGGCGCAAACTTCTACACTTCCATTGTTAATTTTTTGAGGTACTTCTACGCCTTTTAAGCGCATAAGAATTCTTCCAGTCTTGTCCATGCTTTCTGGCTCCCATTTAGCGTGGGAATCCATCCAGCAAGCTTCGCAAACTGGAAATGGACTTATGACAGGTTCGGCAGCCATAGTCCTACTCTCTAATAGATTAGGTTACTAGTCTACTCTTCCTCTATAAGTATGTTTCTTCTTCTTCTAATGAGCTTTCTTTCTTGAGGAGTAAAGCCTCCCCAAAGCCCAAACCTTTCTTTATTTATACCCCACTCGCCACACTCAATAAGGTGTGCACAGCTTTGGCATACCTTTTTTGCCATACTGTAATCGGCTTGTCTGGCTCGTTCTCTAGTTTCATCTCTATCTTCTAAATAAAAGACCTCTGTACCTACCTGAGCACAGAGGGCTTCTTTGAACTCCCAAGGTGGCGTCAATTGTGACACTTTTACTCCCTAACATTATTTAGATGTTTCTGAGTCTATTCTTCCTACTTCATAACCACAGCCAGCGTATCCAGCAATATCTATCCATGTATCTGGTTGGAATCCAGATCCATGAGCAAATCGAGCCATCTTAAGCCCGACCATCATCATAGCTACCTGCTCATTACTGATGTCTTGACCAAGTATTACAGACCAGATTTTTGCAGTTCTAGTAAAGTTTTCTTCTGGTCCACCATAATTGGTATTTCTGTCTTGTGTTGTTATTCGAGCAGCTTCACGCAAAGCTTCTACACGATAGGGAGTGTCGGTAACTTGCTTTGCATAATCGTTAGTTGCAGCTTTTATTGTCTCTTCAGACATTTTTTATCCTCGCCGTCACTTTAGCATTATATGATTTTTTACTGTTAGAGCTTTCAGATATATCTATCTCATAGCTAGCGTGCTTACCCAGTTGATCAACTGGTTTATCTATAAAGTCAGCTATTTTATTTTCTGACTTCTCGATGAGATCTTCATAGAAGTCTCCTTCAACTTCAAAAATAAAAGTAGCAACTTTCATCAGGAGATTCTTTTCTCTAGCTGCTGAGGTGTGTAATGAAACCCATCTAGCATCGGTTCTTTACCATCAGTAGTTTTAACAATGATGTCTCCGTATCTAATTGAGACAACTTTGCCACGACGACCATTATGGATCTTACCCATATCGCCATCAAAAGCATTCCACTTGACTCTTACTTCATCAGCTACGACAATTTGTCCAGCTTGAGCAGGTACCCAAGTTTCGTTCTTGTCTTCTTTCACAATAGCGTGACCTAAAGCCAGCTTGCTAAATATTTCAACAATTTGACTTAAGTTAGCTTCATTCTTTTTTGGATCTGGATCTGTGTTTTTTAGATCCTCCCATTTTTCTAGTAGGGCAAGAACATGGTCTCCAACAATTCGCTTTGTGCGATTGTTAGTCAACTGTTCCTTGACCCACGGCATATCTACTTTGGCCATCTCGCTGTCCTTTCGTACAGTTTTGCCTAGACTAACGACAACAGGCTCTGGTTGTCCAGAGCTTTCGCCGTTTTTTCCAGAGAGTCTTCGTATGAAGGTGCTGCCTCTCTGTAAAAATCTTTTTGACTCTGAGCCACTCTTAATCTTTCTTCTGGACTCATTTCCTCTATCGTCGAAGGTAAATATGCCCATTCTGCTCCTAGCTCTGCGGTATGACGCCAGTCAGTCACTACAGGAACACCTGCCATAAGCGTTTGAGGTATTGAAACAGACCACCAAGGAGCTCCCCCCTGATATGTACTGATAAGTGTTCCAGTTGAATTTTTTATTTTTTCTATAACAGCTTCACTTGAACTATAGTTATTGTATCTAGTTGGATGAATTGGAAACTGTATAGTTTTAGATATTTTCTTTGTCCAAGTCGATTTAGTGTTGTCTGCACACCAGTAACTTCCATACACAAGCTCTGTTCTATCTTCTACAGAGTCTATAAGAGCCCTGTCATAACAAAGAGTTACTATGTTTTCTTCAGATAAATTAGGTAGAGCTTCGGCAACTACAGACTTAGAAAACCAAGGCATGCTCGGAATATAAGACTGCTCCCACTGCTCTGTGTGTAAATGATTTATAAAAGAATCTATTCTTTCTCTATTTTCTTTTCTCAAAGCATCTTGATATTGAACTCTTCTTTGGTAAAAGTTTTTGTAAAAATCGTCAGTTTTATTGTAAAAATCCCTAATAGTGTTTTTAATTTTTTGAGGCTCTGGCATGTCAATAATTAGTTTTAGTTTGCCTAGCTCTCTCGCTGTTTCAGCAATAGCAAAAGCTCCGTATGCATAGTGAGCAGATAAGTTGCTAGGGGAAGATAGACCAACAAATATGAGATCAAAAGAATCTAAATGCTCTTTTGTGTATCCAAATCTTGGGTAACTAACTACAACTTCATGACCAAGCTCAGACATAGATTTAGACAGTAGCCCTGTAAAAGAAGGATGTCTTTCTATGTTCTTACTTGAAGTCTGAGATGCTGTACATCCAGTTATTAGTATCTTCATTTTTACTTTCTTGGCTTACTAAATTGCTACCCAACGATAAGTGTTGGGTAGCAACCTAGCAAAACCAGCTAGAACGGAGCGGCTGGGGCTGCAGCAGGTGCTGGCGCTGGCGCAGGGGCTGGCGCTGGAGCAGGAGCTGGAGCAGGTGCAGCAGCAGTTGCGGCAGGAGCAGGTGTCTCCCCATTCATTGCAGCAATTGTCTGTGCGCTTGGGTAGTAGTTCTTGATTTCGTTTTTCTTAGCGCCGTTGTATAGACGGCTACCAATCTGTGCACGGAATCTACGACCCATGAGTGCTTGCTCGATCTGAGCATTTGTTGGATTGTTGTCAAAGTATCCACGACCAATTCCCATGGCGTGGAACTTCTTGAATAGGATTCCCAGCGCTGCTGGTGAATCAGGTGAGACAACTAGGTTGTCCCATACGAGACGCTTGTTGTGGGCTCCGCCCTCAACTTGCGCCTTGATCTTGAACATGGTTTTGCCAGATTGCGAGGTTGTCGCAGTGGCTTCAACGACTACGAGATCGTAATCGCCGTCTGGAAGCGGATCATAATTACCCGCGTCTCCAGCATCCTTAATGAGATCTGCCCAATTGCGTGAACTCACTTGGTGCCTTCTTTCTGTGTTGTAGTTTCAGCTGCCGCTGCTTGTTTTGGTCCAAAAACAATGTCGAGCATTCGCTCAATTGACATGTCTTGTTGCTCTACGACTTTGCCGAGGCGTCCTTGGACACGCTCGCCAGCTTCGTATTGATTTGTTCTCTCAACATACATACGACGAACTTTGTATGGAGGTTGAGTTGGATCTGGATTCATCCGTTCTTCAACGGTGATAGCTCCCAGAATGTCGTAGAAGTAGGGTGCTTGAATTGCAAGCTGTCCCTGCAAATATGGACGATAACGACCATCTTTGTCAGTTCTAGCCATAGCAGTAAGAACCACAGCTTCTAGCGGATTAGTTGGGTGCATAGTCAAGTCACGGAGGTCTCGTAGAAGACCACCCATGTGACGCAACAATTCACCCCACTGCTGCTGAGTCATTTGATTAACACCAGCAATGTTTTCCAAGCACTTCACTTGAAGCTCAGATACAGAGTCAATAATTAGACTCTTGAAATGATGCTTTCCAAGTTGAAGCCATTGGTATGTTTTGAGAACTGTGTCGTAGTCACGAACAGTAACTACTACAGTGTCCCAAGTTCCATCTGCTAGAGGTGGTTCCTCACGCAGTGGATCCCAGTACTTGACGACGATAGGCAAGAACCTGTGACCGCCTTCTACATCAAGCATGAGTCGTGGGTAAGGTGCGGTGACAGCAAGACTTGATTTACCAACCTTGCTCTCTCCGTACACCATTACAGTAAGAGAGCGTTGAATTTCGCTCATCGTCACTCGCTTCCTTTTTTCTCGGTTGTTTCGTAGTACGCATATGGGTCTGCGACCTCATATGAATCGCTAAGTGCTTGTTCAGCGGCGCTTCCGTCGTCGAACATTGGGCATATAGCGAAGAATTGGCATTTCCATTTGCAGTCACGAGTTGGTCGTGGATATGCAAGATAGGCAGGTTCCCCGCCTTCATCAAGTCCTTTACGGACTCTCATTAAATCTGTAATGGTTCCATGGATTCGATTCCAGAAAGAACGCATTGTAAAAATATTATGTCTTACTTCAATTTGATCATAGAAAGGTGGACGAGCGTTAGCTGTGCGCTTTACCTTCTTTAGCATTGTGAAAATGCCACCTTCAGCGCGATCTGATTCGTCTCTCTTAGTTGCTTCAAGAAGCATATATGTAAGAACTTGTTCATTCATATTTGCTAAGTTAGCAAAATCGCTTAGTGATCCACCAACAGTCTTAAAGTCACGGAACATACGAACGCCATCGCCTTTACGACGAACACGCATATCTAGCTTTCCCTG